AAATACGGAACCGNTGTAATAGGGCAGTATTATCCCGAGGGGGAATTTACGCACTGGACGGGATTGCCTACCATGCGGCCTCAGAGGGATTCAATAGACGAAGCAACGCCTGACAAATGGGATTCATTATGCCGTGGAAAGAAAGGATAGAATTCGATTCTAGGGATTGGGCTCAAATTGAAGAAATGTGCCTAATACAATGCACAGCACAAGAAATTGCGAATATCATGCGCGTTTCATATTCCACTCTGGAAAGACGAATCAAAGAGGAATATGACGTAACCGTTGAAGACTACATAAAGGCATTGTCCGCTCCCGGAAGGAAATCATTGCGACGATGGCAATATGAAGCGGCAGAAAAGGGCAATATCCAGATGATGATTTGGCTTGGAAAACAATGGCTAGATCAGAAGGAATCCCGAGAAGATAGCAAGAACATTCAGGAAATACGCATAACGGGTGGATTCCCGTCATTTGATGTCACGCAAGAGTCAACAAGAAGCGATAACGATTGATCTCCCTGTCCTTCATGCAGACCAGATAGCGGCATATCAAATGCCGGGGAGGTTCAAGGCGATCCGTTGTGGTCGTCGTTAGGTTGGGGAAAAACGCTCATGTCTATCGCCATCATGTGCGATAGGGCAATCAGAGGACAATCTGTAGGATTCTTCGCTCCATCATTCAAAATCCTTGGCGAATCATATGAGGAAATGGTGGATCGCCTTCGACCTATCGTGGCGAGGGCCAGCAAGATGGAAGGCGTGATTCGACTTACGACCGGAGGCAGAATTGATTTCTGGTCAACTGACAATGAATACGCCGGTCGATCTCGACGTTATCATCTGGTCGTTTTGGATGAGATCGCATTTGCCAAAGAATCCACCATGATGGGCATCTGGGAAAAAGCAATTAAGCCCACCTTGCTAGACTTCAAAGGCGAATGTATCGCCACATCAACGCCAGATGGCATCAATGAAGACAATTTTTTCTGGCGCATATGCAATCTGCCAGAATATGGATTTTCGGAGTATTACGCCCCGACCATAAACAATCCATACATGCCTTCAGACGAAATAGAAAAGCTACGCGAGACCACGAATCCAATGGTGTTCGCTCAAGAATACCTTGCTGAATGGGTTGATTTCTCTGGTGCAGCTCTCTTTAGGCTTGAGGATTTTCTGGAAAATGGAAAGCCCATTCCTTGCCCGTTCCGAATTTTTGGGAATGTTTATGCAGTCATTGATTGCGCCGTTAAGACAGGAACCGATAACGATTCAACAGCGGTTCTCTATTGCGCCTTACAGCCGGGGTACATGTTCGAAGACCAAAAGCCGAAGGTTTATTGGCTTGATTGGGAATTGATCCAAATCGAGGCATACTCGATGCTAGAGTGGATTCCTAGCGTCCATGCTCGATTAGAAGAGCTATCCAAGGAATATCAATCCACCTTGGGAGTTCAAAACAATGCAGGGATTTTCATTGAAGACGCAGCGGGCGGCTCTGTTTTGCTTCAATTCTGCAAACGCAACAACATCAACGCTACACCGATTGAATCGAAACTGGTGATGCTTGGAAAAGACGCTCGCGCATTGTCAGCTAGCCCTCATGTCGCTTCAGGATCGGTGAAAATCACCGAATACGCATACAACAAACGAACCAAAAACAAAGGCGTCGAAAGAAATCACCTCATGGCCCAAATTGGATCATTCCGCATTGGCGATAAGGATGCAGCAAAAAGAGCAGATGATTTGCTCGATACCGCAGCGTATTCGATAGTTTTGGGTCTTAGTGACAGCAAGGCGATGTGATAAATTCTAGTGTGCTATACAGCGTCATCATCAAGCGATACCAAGGGCTACTGACATGAGCAACGGCGATATTGAATACGGCGGTTTGGCGAACGGTTCACCGCTTTGGAATATCATGCAAGCGCAGAATATTGAGCCGGGATCGACCCCGAGCTATGAACTCTGCAAACTGATCTATGTCAGTCACCCCCTGGGCAAGCGCATCATCGACGCGCCGATTGCTAGGGCCATGTATAAGCGCCGGGAGATTATCGTAGCCGAGGCCCCGGAATGCGTCATTGAGCGATACAACGATGTATGGGATCGGATGCAGTCCGACTATTACATTGCCGACTGCGAACGCCTCGCCCGGATTTATGGCATCTCCTCTTTGGCGATCATGCCGCAAGATGACCGAAAGACCACGGATGAGATCACGCCTGAGGAACTGTGGAGTGGGAAGATCAAGTTCAACTCGCTTGATCCTCTGAATACCGCTGGATCATTGGTAGGCATCCTCGACCCGAATGACCCTGACTTTTTGAAGTATTCGCACATCGCCGTGGCCGGTGTTCCATATCACCGAAGCCGGGCGCACATTCAGCTTCACGAAAACCCGGTCTATCTGGATTACACCGTAAGCGCGTGGGGCTATGTAGGCCGGTCCTGCTTCAATCGTGCTTTATACCCGTTGCAGTCTTTCATCCAGTCGATGATTGCCGACAACCTGATGATGATTAAGTCAGGCGTGATCGTGGCGAAGATCGATCAGCCGGGCTCCATCCTCAGTCGAACCATGCAATCCGCGCAGAATCTTAGGCTCAATATCCTGAAACAAGCGCAGACCGGCAACACGATCTCTGTCAAGCCCGACGAGGCCATCGAATCGCTCGACCTGAATAACCTGACCTATGCCGAGCAACGGAAGAACATCCTTGAGAATATCGCGCTGTCTCTGGATATGCCCGCATCCTTCCTGACCAATGATTCACTCGCGCAGGGCTTCGGAGAAGGCGAAGAGGACGCGAAACTCATCAACAGCTATATCGATTCAGTCCGGCTCGAAATGAAGCCCATATACGACTGGATGGATAACATCGTGCAGTACGTTGCGTGGTCCCCGGATTACTTCCTGACCCTACAGCAACGATTCCCCGAATACGCAAAGACCAGCTACAACGAATGGTTTCATCAGTGCCGTCGGTCCTTCAAGGCTATCTGGCCCGAAGCCCTTGAGCCGACCAAGAAGGAACGCTCTGACCATCAGAAGAATCAGTACGAATCCGTCATTGCGGTCTATCAGGCATTGGCCCCCGAATGTCGCGCCGAAAACAAGGCCCGGCTCATTGATTGGGTCATCGGCAACCTGAACGAATGCGCTGATCTATTCCCGAATGATCTTGACTTGGATACGTCCATCATCGCAATGGAATCGGCTCTGGGTCTGGATGAGCCCGCAGAAGAAGAAGACGAGAACAGCTTCGGTGGCTAGTTATTATTCAGAGGTCAAGAAACTCATGCGGGAGGCCCTAGCCGGTGTCCCGCAGGAAATGACCATCGGCAAGTTACGGAATGCCCTCCGGCAACTGCCAAGCCCTGCCAAGGTCGAAAAGCGACTGAAGGCTATCTGGATATCCCAGATCGAGGAAGAAAGGATTCTGAATCAACACAAGGGCGTTACCTCATTCGACCTTGCGTCGATTCGGCCCAAGCTCAGGGACGAGCTTGATAACCGAATTTTGTATTCCCTCTCGCTCATCAAACTGAACCGCGAAACCAGCGTCGAAACCGTGGTTCGTCGATTCGATGGATGGATCAGTAGCCTATCGGCAGTCGAGCCCGTCCGGGAAAGGCAGACCGCTAATCTGGATGAAGTGGCCCGGAATATCACTAAGCCGCTGAAGCAACTTCCCTTTGAAGAGCGCCGGGTCGCTATCGACCAGACCCACAAGCTAGTGGCGAATCTAAATCAGATTGTGGCCTATGATGAGGGAGCGATTGGCGCGATATGGCACTCTCACTGGCGGGAAATCAATTACGATTACCGCGTGAAGCATAAGCATCTCGACCAGAAGTTCTACCTGATCCGAAATAGTCAGGCCATGAGGGATGGACTGGTTAAAAAGGCCGGGCACGAATACATCGAGGACCTTGAGGATCAACCGGCAGAGCTTCCGTTTTGCCGGTGTTATTTTCAGTATGTCTACACCCTAAAGAAAGTCCCCGAAGAATGTTTGACTGAAAAGGGTAAAGAGATTATAAGAGGGCTTCGATAGCTCTCGGAGCATATTTCATGCCGTTTAAGTCTGAGGATCAACGCAAGGCCATGTACGCCGCAGCAGAGGGTCGCTCGACGATTGGCATCCCCGAAGAGGTCGGAAAGAAGTTCGTGGCCCATCGCAATGACGATGATGGACAGCCCTCCGAAGGTGTACTGCCGGAGATCACCGAACTTCAGGTCATGCAAGCCATCCGTGATGGTGCGCTTCCGAGCCCACAGCAATACGGGCAGATTCACCTGTTCGATATCAGAGTCACCGGAACCGGGTACGCCGAAAGGGCAACCGGAGAGATAGGATTCAAATCCCCGGTCGACTATCTGACCCCAGAATTCCTAGAGCGTAGTCAGGGCCTCCCTGTAGTCTGGGAGCATCCGAGCGATAAGCTACTGGATACTGATTCGTTTCAAAATCAAATCATCGGGACCAGTGTTCTCCCCTATGTCAAGGGTGATGAAGTCTGGACCATTGCTAGAATATATGACGGTGAAGCCGCGAAACTGATGAAGGAGTCGCAATTAAGCACTTCCCCTGCCGTTTCCGTTTCCAAAAGCGCGGTGAAGATGGGTAACATCCTCATCGAAGGCAAACCCGTCTATGTAGACCATATCGCCATTTGCCAAAACGGGGTATGGGATAAAGGTAAACCCGACGGGGTTCGTTTGGATTCCATAACTCACGAGGACAAAACTATGGAAGAAGAGAAGGGCGAAGGCTTGCGCGAAGCCATTAGCAAAATGCTCGATGAGCATTCATCACGCATTGACGCAAAGTTCGACGAGGTGCATAAC